AAAACAATGAGGTTGTCATCCCCATCCGCTCTAAGGGTGACCTCATGAGCTATATATGGATCGAGGACACTCGTATTTCAAATGTTCAGACCAACCCCGATGGTCTCTTTTCCGCGGGTGCCTCCAGTCCAACTGAGTTTGGTCTCTGGATCGGCGGCCAAAAGGTGTCGCAACTGGATTCTCTGTTTATTCAGGGTGTCCACAACCCACTTCTCCGTGACAACACGGCCAAGGCTTCGTGTGCCGTTACAACCAACAATAAAAAGTCCAACCACGGTGGTGACCACTTCATGATTCCCTTCTTCTTCGGTGAGGATTGGACCAAGGTTCTCCCTTTGGTGGCCCTCCAGTACCACGACGTGGAGATCCGCATCAAGTGCCGTGACGGATATATCCCAGTCGGCACTCCTAAGGTTTGGGGTAACTACATCTACCTAGACACAGACGAACGTAAATATTTCACAGATAATGAACATGAACTTCTCATCACCCAAACTCAACACCAACTTGCCTCCAATACCGATACAGAGATTGATCTCACATATTTCAACCACCCAGTGAAATCTGTCCACCTCGTTTCCGGAAAGGCTACGGGTGATGAGTGGGATTCCGAATTCACTTTCCAAAAGTCGTCTCTCTACATCAACGGTGTTCCCCTCTTCGAGGATACATCCAACATCTATCACCACACAATCGTGCCAGAAATGCATAGCACAGATCTCCCAGATGACGTTCTCGAGGATCTTCCCACCTTCACATGGCCATTCTGCCTCAACTTGAGTAAGATGCAGCCCACGGGTACCCTCAACTTCTCCCGCATCGATAATGCCAAACTCGCACTCGTTGGACCCACGGGTGGTAACGCGCTTCACCGCATTTACGCGGTGAACTACAATGTCCTCCGTATCAAGAATGGTATGGCGGGTGTAGCATTCGGAAATTAAACCTAAGTGAGTTTGACCCCCCACATTTTTAAGTAAAAAATGGTGAAAACGTCACGTACTAGAACAGCCTCTGTAATCAAAAATGCTCTATGTGTCAACACTAGAAGCCAAACCCTCATAAAAAAAGCAATTCAAACTTCAAAAGAATGCTACAAAATGGCTCTAGAGGCCGATATGAAACGCAAACAGTCCGAGAGACAAACAGTCTCACTACAAGTCCAGGTTTCAATACTGACCACAGAAGTGAAACGTCTAAAAGAGCTTAAACCTGACGATGCACGTGTACGAGTTAGACTGAACAGAATCCTCGGTGACACAGACACCAAAAATAAGAAGACGATCAAAGGCGCCCTACAGAGGGCGCGTCGAGGTGAATGTGACCCAGATAGAATGCAAAAAAAAACACAACGTCTATTGAAGGAGAGTAAAAGATGGGACGACGCGGTCAAGTTGTACAGGTACAGTAAGAGTGGGTCACCGATGTCTAAATTAATTAGTGTTCCGTAAAAATGGTAGTTTTAAAAGTACCACTTTTACGCAATTGTAATATGTATTTATTTTTTTGAATCTAGGATTTCTTTAGTCTTCTCATACATCCTTGTACCATGGAATGTTTTATCCTTCAGCTCATCCCAAATCTCTAAACGACCTTCCAGGAATGTAACAAACTTTTCAGAATCCCCGGCGCTCGTGTAGCGAACCCTCTCACCCTCGAGAGCCTTGTTCATCGCTTCCTGTTTACCCTTCATGTACATGGCTTCACGTTCTTCATATGTCATACGGGTTGAAACTTCTACGTTTCCCTTAGCAACCATTTACTATTCACAGTAGCGACTTCTTTATTCCTTTTTAGGGGCAAGACGCCTCTTAATATCAAAACCTATACGTCCTGTCGAAAATACAGAACAGACACATGCACCTAGGAGCATCGCCATCATTGGTGGTGGACCCTTGGGGAGAGGACCCAACTTTTGAATCACATTGACAAACATAAACATACAACAAACAAATGAACCAATTGTCGAAAGACGCAGGGGTGTATTCACATTATACATCTCTGAAGTAGTTGGTAGTAAATCCATACCTGGGATAGATGGAAGGAGATCAGAAACCCCGGGTATCATAAATATGGGAAGCATTTATTGTATACCTACATTTTTATATAGGTGTAGTTTTCAGTCGTTGGAGAAGTTGTTTCCGCCTCTGGTTCCACTTCTGGTTCCACTTCTGGTTCTGGTTCCATTTCTGGTTCCACTTCCGCCTCGATAACCGATGGACCGACCATCTCCTTCTCCTTCTGTTGTGACATCATCACAGCCGCCAACCCAGATGACATAAAAAATATAACCAATAATGAAATTACAAGTCCCGCACGCATTTATAGTATACTAACAAAAATTTTTAGTCAGGTCATATTCCCTCTGGTGTAGACCCTGGGCTGAAGATGAAACCTTTGCTTTGAGTTTCAATAATTCCATAATAGTTTCATCATCGAGGTACTTGAAAAAGTCCCTTTTCGCATCAAGGTCGTTGAGTAAGAACTTCTCCTTTCTCGCCTGTACAAATGGCCATACGTGTTTACGCAAGGATATAAGCTCGGTTTCAATTTTTACAAGTTGTGGGAGAATAACCTCTCGAATGAGTTTATTTGTTTCACGAAGGTCGTCCTTGAAGTCAGTCATATTTGAATTTGATATTTATTCTTTAAACACCTAAGTTTTAGGTATCGAAAGTAAATTTATCTGAAAATGGTCACCAAAATTAAAAGAGATTTTCTATCTAAGATAAGCTCGGGTATACAATGCCTCATGACTTCATCTTATCTGTCTGATGAAATCGCTTTACAGCCATTTGGAACTGTCGAAGAAATTATAGCAAGAAAGTTCATTGTATATGAAGCCCCGAGACATATATTCTCATGTTCTACGTTTGATTCGGAATTAGATAGTATACCCGATAGTGAACTAATTAATTTCCTACTGTACCTGGACGACGTTGATATATACATCAAACGTGTATACAGTGAAGCCTATTTATCCTACCAGGATATGAACAAAGAAGAATATATACTTGCGAAAATGATTGAAGATGGAAAAGTATTAACTTTCAAAGAGTTTTTAGAGATAAAGAATTAGCCTTAGAGTGTAATATGATAGGTCCATTGATCGCATTATTTTTATTTAAATTTGGGTGTATTCCCAAAACCGAACCCCATGTAGTAAAGAAATTTAAACTCCGCGAACTCCGAAAACTCCCCAGAGATTGGGAAAATGACGATATAACTACTCACGGTGTAATATCCCTAATGAATGAGTTCTCTAGGGTGAGACGACAGTGTGATGATAGTATAGTATTCACCCCATTTGGAATTAAAACCACTGAAGATATTTTCAGGAAATACATCGGTGGAGAAACTGGTAAAGATTTACTTATAATATCGAAGAGGTGTATCACGGATGCATTTATTAAACGTTTTAGATTGGACGACCTGAAAACCATCCTAGAGAATTGGAAGGGTGAAAATGTTGTTGAAGTTCAAACAATATTGTCACACTACACTTGTGAATTGGAATCATTTACAGAAGAGGAAGAAGATGAGTTAAAACTGACAGGGTTCTTCGAAGGTGTAGAAGACCTATTCCAACAGTACCTTGGTGTAGAAAATTATAAAACACTCGATATTATGGTAGTCTTTTTTGAAAAGATGGATATTCTTAAACGTGAGTTATGTGCACAGATTTGACCGGGTCGTGTGCAGTTATACACCTCAATACCCTAGGACCGGTGTAAGTAAATGAAATGTTATTGTTATCATCTGTAAACGCCTTAACTTCCACACCCTTTGGGATAATCATCGACGTCAGTGGCCCTGTCATATCATCCTGGTCATACATGGAACTCATGGGATTTGTAATCTTCTCACTTATCATAAATCCCCTGTACTTACACTCAGTAAAAAAGAATACCTCATCCCCATTGACTTTATTTTCCCAGTCCTCGATCCGTTTCCTTTCGTCGGCCTCCCTTTTCAATCGCTGGATGAAAAGGTATCCAAATATTGACAAGAAACATGTAAAAAGTATAACTAATACAGCAATAATTGTACCTCTGCTCATACTATAGTTATGTTATACTTTTTTTTCATAAATCTACGGACACCCCCAAATGTGGGATAACTCCATAGGTACCACCTAGACCAAAAACCAGCACTATCTACTCCACCTAACTTCCAGTCCTCCTTGTCACTGGTGGTTACGTTGAGCATAAGCTTCTGAATTTTTCGGGGATCCTCTTCCTCCATCACACGTCTGGGTATTTGACCCCCGTGGCGAAGAACATAGGAACGCATTCGTGAAGGATTCTTGTGTTTGGTGTAGTCGGAATATCCACGTGCACCAAAGTCAACAGTCCTGCCGTCTTCTAATATCGCCCTGAACTTCTTCCTCGGGTTCGGGCTACGAATAACCTTGACGCGCATACTTATATTTTACGGGGATTTATTTTCGGCACGCACCACAGTACGCCTCCTTCTTGGGGAGAAAGAAAAGGTGCTCTGGGCCACGCTTCACACGGTAAAGGTGGTCATAGAGGTGGAAGAGACCGTAGGCAACAAGAGCAGTGCCCAAAACGGGGCTCTTCATCTTGCGGGTAGTCCACGCGTGGTACGCGATGAACGAGATGAGGAGGAACTGAACGATGGTGAGCGCTGGGAGAGCTGGCATCTTGAAGCGATACTCAACAGTCTTGACGTCCTCGGTGGGTTCTGGGGTTGGGTCCATGTATTCACGCTTGCCGTATCCGGGCATTTTTATTATCTACCGAGAAAATAATGTGGCCCCTTCTGATTATTACACCCGCCATTTTAGTTTTTTGTGACTACATGAAAGCACCGATAGATCTGTTATACTTTACAAATATATGGAGACCTGTGGTTGGTATGCAAAACACACTGAGAGATATATTCAAGCCTCACCACTTTCACCCCGGACTTTTATTACTGAAACTTCACTATAAAAAAATACGCGAAGAGTTTCTAAAAGTTTCACCAACCCTGAAACACGAGTATTACCATGACTTAGATCCATGGTTTGAGGAGAATATGAACTACTACTATTATAAAGTTGAACATTTTCCAATACTCTACGGATTAATCAAACAGATTTCATGCACACGTAACTTCGCCGGGCGTGCCGCATTCGCAGTAGTAGATGGTCCTATGACTATAGCTCCCCACCGAGCTGAATCAAATGAACTCCTGAGGTATCATCTCACTATACAAAGTGATGGTGATTGCACGTTGTATACTGAAAGTGGCTCGCATGTCCACATGGACGGCGACGATTTTATATTCGATCACGCGAGGTACCACGAACTCGTAAAGACTGGACCAGGTAGACGAGTTGTCCTCATTTTAGATATTCATAGATGATTACGACAGGTGGCTATATACATGTCACTCCCCCCAATGAGTTCGAGTTCCTGATTCTTTACAATCCTCTTCGTGAAGGGCCCAGGGGTTCCATCTTTGCAACGCATACAGAGGGCAGACAACTTTGTGACCTCACATGCTATTGGGATACAATCCAGGAGTTCACCAAACTTATTTTGAAATGAATCTCCATCCAGACCCGCTATGATTACATCCTTATTTACACACATGCAGCACTCCACAAACTTCTTGAGACGGGGGAAGAATTGAGCCTCATCGATAGCTATGATGTCCGCGTTATTAAACTCCTCCTTGTTTATGAGTTCGAAAAGCTCATAGACCTTGAAACAATCAAACTTTACATTGTCGTGGGTCTTCAAAACTTCATCAGGGGAACGTGTATCCTTAGCAGAGTTGACAACCAAAATTTTTTTACCTATAATTTTTAAACGCTTCAATCTTCTAATAAGTTCCGAGGTTTTACCCGAAAACATATTTCCCATAATTATCGAAAGCCCCATCCTATCTCACTAATGTAGGAATATATTTTTTATATCCATAAAATATATAAGAGCAATGTTTGGTCCATCCAAAACTACCAAACAAAAGTATATTGACGGTATCCGGAGGTGGCAAAATTCTAATTTACGAAATGTATTGTGGCATGAATGGACAACGAAATCATTAAATCAAATGGAAAGGGCGTTGCGTAATATGTACGATTACTCGGAAGTTTTAAAATTACTAAGGAAATACCCTTCTTTACGGAAGCTGGCCACCCCCCCACAGGACAGGTCTTTATACGACGGTCTTAATCGTAGAATTAAAACAGTAAAAGATAATATTAAAGAATTTAAAATATCAAAACAAAGACAAAAAATCCATTTATTTGTTCTAGATTCGATAAATAAACTGATAAAAAAATACGAACCCAAATCGATAATGATGTTCAATAAAAATATGAGTTCAATAAAACGAAACACTTCAAATTATAGTGGGACAGATGAGGAAATAAAGAAAATGAAAATTCTTATAAACAAATATGGACCCATTGTAAGCAAAATTTCGGGGGGAGGACTAAATAATCTGGATTCGTTCAAATGGACGATGGCGATGCTCACGGAGGGGCGCGACGAAAACAGGAGCTATAATGTATCTAATCGTGCGATAAATAAATTGAAAATGGAATTAAACTATTTTCTCAATAAAAAGTAAGATGCCTCTCTCAGACGCCGAAATCACCAAGAAGGTTGGGCAGTTGCGGAAAACGGAGGGCAAAATCTACGCACCCCTCAAGTACTTCAGGGGACTTGAGACCTTGGGGCAGGTCGAGACCCGCTACAAGAAGATGCTCAAGAGGGACTACAAAGATTTCAAAACAGACAGTGGGGTCAAGACCCGCACCTCCTCCT